GACGCTGATCTCTTTAAACAGGATCACCTGCTTCTTGTCCTCGGTTGTCTCCATCGGAACAAGCTCCTCGTGAACCTTGTTGACCCACTTCCACTCTGCCGCCCGATGGATGCGAATCTTGAAGAGATTGTCGGTGTGCTTGCTGACCTCGTAAGGCAGAGCATACGCCTCGCTGTCGAGATCCTTCATCTTCTTCAGGATGCGCTCTGGATCTTCGATTGTATCGTCACAGTCGAACCAGATCGACCAGCCGCCGACCTTGGCTGCCATCTCTCTCGCCTTGTTCCGAACCAGAGAGAAGTCGAACTCCTCGCGGCTGGCGAAGGTGTGCTTTTCGTAATTGTAGGAAAGCCCTGATGCTTCGATCACCTTGAAGCAGTCCTCGGTGTCGTCGGTGTTGACGAAGCAAATGTGCCGAAGGATCGGCTTGATTTGATTGAGGAGTCTTTCGAGGTAGCCAGCGTCAGGAGCGTGACCGATCATGTAGAGGACAAGTTTATCCTCGCTGGTACTGCCCTGAGCAGTCGATTCTGAGTGTGACGTTTGCTGAGTCATTATGAGTAGACATGACCTTGAAATTGCTTGTGCCATCTGTCAAGATCATCCCCTTCGTCGGCAGCGTTGTGTAGCTGCCCTTGTTGAGATAAAAGCGAGTGTCGATTGTCTCCTCGCGACCATCCTCGAAGATCTCGAAAGCCACCTCGATGTCCTGCTTGTTCGCCACATACGTCTCCGAGTTGGTCGGCGTGACCGCCGTCAGAGTTGTTGTGATGTTGGCGATTGCAAAGTTCAGATTATCTGCAATCAGACTTGTTGAAATGATGCTCATCTATCTATGCGGAGATGTTAAAAAGCCGCCACCCTTTCGAGTGACGGCTTCTCGTTAAAGCTTGCCTGTTGACTAGCTGTCTGCGCTGAGTTTTTGACCAGCGTTTGAGTTGATGATAACTTCGTCAACTGTGTTGTACACGCGAAGCACATCGCTCTTGATCGGCTCGTCGCGATAGGTCTCGGCTGTGAACACGCCGCCTCCGTCTGGGTAAGCTAGTGTGCGTCCGAAGCCTCCGTTTGCGAAGTCACCTCCAGCGATGGAGAGGACATAGTATTCAGAGGTCGACCAGATCTTTGTGCGGCTTGCGGCTGCTCCCTTGTCGGCTGAGTTGAAGCGAGTTGGGCAAACAATGATGTTGTTCACGCCTGTCGCTGCCTTCAGGATGTCGAGGTCAACGTAAGTGCCATTGCCGTTGAAGATGTTGCGAACATCATCGGTATTGAGTAACTCGTTGTAGATGGATTGCTCCATGACCAAAGTCACATTGTCGAAGAAGCCGTTTGCGTTAAGACCTTCAACAGCACCTTGGATGTCTTTGATCGGAGTTGCAGTTGAAGCACTACTTAAAGCTGCTGTAGTGGCGGCTGTAGTAAAGCCAGCACCAGCAAGAGCAGCAGCAACGCGAACTTCGTGACCGACCATAAGGTCGCGCTGAAGCTTCTGAGCGATTGCACCTGCTGCATCAGAGATGCCGTCATCGTTTGCTTCGTTTGCGTCTTCGTCAGGAAGAACACCTTCGAGAGCGTACTGAACACAAGCATAGGATTGCTTTGTGTAGTTGAAGTCACGGCGAGGAAAAGCCGATCCAGCAGAGCGAACTTCCGATGCATTCAGATCGAACTGATCTGAGTCGAAAACAGGATAGTCGCCATTCTTGAAAGGCACTTCGCGAACTGGCATGATCTGAGTCCCAACGAATCGGTTTTCACCGATCTTGTTGAGTGCCTCAGATAAGACAGGATTGAATGAGGATGAAGTTGTTAAAGACATGATAAATTAAATTTAGGATGCTGGGTTGTGAACAAGAACTTCGAGAACATCGTCTGCACCAACTGTGTTGAGAGCCACACCAACTGAAGTGTGCGATGCTGTTGTTCCGAGTTTGCCTGTTGTTGCTCCGAACAGAATGTCACCGATAGTGACTGTTGCGGATGCGATGCCGAAGGCAGAGCCTCCGCCATTCAGGAGAGTGACACTAGTCGCTTCGCCGTCTGCGGCTGCGCGATCAGAAAAGCCTACGCGAACTTCTCCGCTTCCGACTTTTGTGGCTGTGGAAACTTTGCCGTCAGTCTCGATTTTTACGAGGCTGTACTGTGCAATTGTTCCAGATGCTGTGAACGTCTTTTTGACGTTTTGAACTGTTGTAGCTGACATAATAAATAACGTTAATTGTTGAAGAGTTCAGGACGCTCCTTGCCTAGTCGGAGTGTCGCAGAAAATTCTGTGATGCCTTTTTCGGCTGCGTATTGAGCAATGATCTTTGATCGGCTGCTCTTGCTTGGTTCGTATGATTCAGAGTCATCGGATGTGGCAACTGGTGTGCTGCCAGCGATCAGAGCTTTGAGCTTCTCGACTTCAGTGCCGAGTGCCTTGATTGACTCGTCGCGGTCGGTGATGTCGGAGCGAAGAGCGTCTGCCGCTTCTTCTTTTTCCTTCATCTCCTCCTCGTCCTCTTTCATCTTTTCCTCGTGACTGCCGAGCTTTTCCTCGATCTCTGCGATCTTGGTTTCGGCTTCTTCGAGTTGTAGCTTGAGTGATTCGACCTCGGCTTCGAGAGCCGCCTTCTCAAGAGCGAGAGCGTTCATCGCCTCGTCCTTGTCCTCGTGACCTTCGAGAGAGGCTTCGAGTGCTTCGATATGAGTCGCCGCTTCTGCTTTCTCGGAAAGCAGCGCATCGACCTGTTCAGATAATTGTGCCTTTGTCATCTTAATACTTTTTACGTTGTCAATTTTTGAGAACAAGCCGCGTTCATTTGCGGCTGGAGAATCAACGAAGTCCGCGCTTGAGACTTCTTCGACTCGTATGGATGGGAACTCGAAGATCGCGTCCTCTGGCTTCTCCAGAGTGTCAACGTCTCCTTCAGGTGTTGCCCATACCGAGTCGGCTGTGAAAACTATTGAGAGTCCGAATCGCTCAGGCATCTTTTCTGCCATTTCAAACAAGCGATTGAACTTTCGCGAATCGTCCTCTCGGAAGGAATCGAACGCTTGGAAGTCGGCGAGAAGTCGATCTCCCTCAATTCTAAAGTTGTCGAACATTCCAATCTCGCGAGTCAGGCGATCTTCAAAGAGTGCGCCTCGGTGCGTGATGTAGGCTGGCAGTCGTTCGTCTTCGAGGATCTCCATGATGCCGTCGATTGAGTCCTGATCTACAAACAAGCCATGTCCCAAAGCCGCGCCGACAGAGATCAAAGCCACCCCAGACATCGTGCCGCTGTCTCGGTCAACCTGTGTCTGCTCAATGCCGAAACTATTAAATGCAAAGTTTTTGTTCATCTTACTTGCCGCCCGCTTGTCAATGACCTCGCGAATCACCTCTTTCATCCGAGCCTCGCCGAGCGTTCCGACAGTCCCCCACTTGATCTGTGCAACAACACCTGCGATGTTGCTCAAGTTTGCGCTCAGATCTTTGTCTTTGAATTGCTTGCCGTCCTCGAAGTGTCTCGCGCTCCATGCCTCGCGCTCTCTCACCCAAGACAAGACCGCATCCGTTCGGCTGCCTTCGCGGTAAGCCTTCCAATTTCTGAAAGCACCATTGCCGCGAATGTTGCCGCCCGCTTTCCATATTTCAGGATGCTTCGATTTGAGGTTTTCGGCGAAGCGAAAATCAAATCGATCCCATTGAGAGTCTTCGAGTCTCGGATTGTCTGGGTTAATATCAAGACTGTCGGCTTCCTCTGAGGCTTGCCAAGCCGCGCACCAGTATTGAGGTCGGATCTCTGCCCCCCATTTGTTGCAGTAAAACCTGTGCGTTTCGTTCCCTTCCTCATGATTCTCCTGATAAAATTTACAATTGATACAAGCCTGACCGCCAGTCTCGCCACCCTTCCTGCTCTTGCGGTACTTCGGCGGTAGTTCAGATGGTATTGGTTCGCCGTCCTCGTAGTGACGATGCTCGTCTGCCGCCTTCTCTTTGGTCGCCATAGGATGCTCGTCAGGTAGCAGATCGGTGTCATGCTTGCCGCTCCTGTAGCGCAGATTGCGGAGAGCGTACAAGAACGAGTTGACCCTTGCCTGCGCCCATTGCTCTGGCGAGGACACGCTCGGTCTGACGCTCGATGGATTTGTGCGGTATGCTCCGATCCCTCGGTTGTAAACAATCTTTAACTTGCGAAGCGTTGTCTGCTTGCGCTTGTCTTTGCCGACCTTCTCTTTGTGGTCTTCAAGCTTCGTCTCCAGAGACTTCTCGACTCGCTTGCTGACTTCAGCGTTGCTGTGTTCGTCAAAGGTTCGCATCTGCCAGAGTCGGTTGCAGACTGCCAGACGCTGATCGCCGTCAGGGAACTCCTCGACAGAGACATTGTCGCCCATGCAGCGACTGATGAAGTCTTCTTGAGACTCTGTTGGATGTGGTTCAGGAAGAGGCATCGATCACTTCGGTATAGTTTCCAGAAATAGAAGTTGGAAAAGGATTGATCAGGTCACGCCATTCAAGTCCTGCTTGCTCGGCGATCTGTTGCGCTCGGCGAATGTTCTGCGCCTTGCGCTGGAGAACATCCTCAGCGGTGTAGCCGAAAGGAGCGGTGATGTCATCGAGTGACATTGCACCTGCTCGGAAATACTCCATGTCTGCCTTCACCTGAGCGGCTCGGTTGATCCATCTGAACGCTGGACGCTGCCAGCGAACGCCGAACGGCATAGCACCCTCAGGAACTTCAATCTCGCCTCCTGCGAGCTTCTGAGTGAGCCAGCGACGATAGAGCTTGTTCATGATGCGGATCATGTCGTTCTGGTAGCTCTCGACAGTCTGCTGGTACTGAAGCACCACGCCCTGAGATGCAGAGAAAGAACTGCCGCCGATGTCCATCAATAGGAACTCGACAGGAATGCCGACCGCGCTTCCTGCTTTGCGGAGCAGGTACGAGACCCATTCGATGCCGTCAACATTCGGTCTGCCGTTGCTACTGATGACGCTGATGTCTTCGCCAGCTTCCAGATAGTGAAAGCGACCAGTCTCGAATTGTTCAAGATTGCCGATGTCGTCCTGCTCGCTCGCGTCCAGTCGATTCTGAAGCTCGAACTCATAACTGTTCTCGCGCTTCACGGCGACCGATAAAGAAGCCGCCACCTTCGCGGCGATCATCTCGACTCGATCATACTCGTCGCAGTCCTGCAACGTGTTGATGATCGGAGCAAGCTCTGGAATGCCTCGGTACTGAGTCGGTCTGACTCTCTTAAAAAATGGGATGAAGTCTCTGGCTGGTATCTGCTTATAATCGCGCAGAACGCCGTTCACACGGCTTCCGATTGTGTAACTGATAGGCTTGCCTATGTCATCGACCTCAACGCCATTCTGGAAGCGTGAGGCTTCGCTGCCTGTGCTTTGTCCTGAAGGATTTCCGATTCGGCTGCCGTCAATGAATTGAACCTGACCATCGGAGACGACCAGACCGCAGTCGCCATAAAAGAGAAGAGCGTCGACCATCTGTTGCTGAAGATCGCGCATATCCATTTGACCTGTCACCTCTGGCGACTCGCTGAACTCTGCCCAAGCTCCCTCGATGCGGCGGTCACTCTCCTCGTCACCTGTTGTCGGCTGTGGGATGATGCCGCGACCGACAACATCGGTCTTACGCAAACGAGACATGGAAGCGACCACAGGATTGTTGCGCCTGAACTCCAGACACGCCGAGATCATTCGATCTCGGTTGTAGTTGGAGAGTTCGACCTCCTCAGAGCGGATCGCTTCTTGACCTCGACGCGCTCTGTGCCGTGTTTGTTTTATCGCATCATATCCGCGCAGAGCTTTCCAGAACTGACCTGCTGCGAATCCGATGCGGCTCGGTGTTTTTGTTTTCTTAGCCATCAAAGTTCTTCATTGTGATCCTGTTGCGACCACGCCCACCGAGCGTCCGATCCTTTAGAGCGATCAACTTGTCGAGCTTCTCGACCTGTGCGATCAGGTCGCCGACATCTGCCAGAGAGAATGTCTGGTCGCCGATTGAGTAGGAAGTCACACCCTCCTCTGCCAGCTTGTTGATCGCCGTCAGGAGTTTGTCGCGGATCTGCACCAGTTGTGCAGTTGTTGTTGTGGCAGCCATCGCATACTGCCTCGGTGTCAATCTTGACACGAAAAAGCCGCCACCCTTTCGAGTGACGGCTTCAACACATACACATACTACTACTACTCTGCGACCAATACTGGTCGCTTAAAAAATGCGAATTTCGGATCGTCTTTCGACTTCTCGAATGTTGCTTTGATAGCAACCCTGTCCCCATTGTCAACATCTTCCAGCTTGGAAGGAACTGATCCCCAGCAGGAGCGACCATCGTCAAGCTTGAGGAGCATCTTGTAACAGCTTCCATAAGCACCTTCAACGAGCTTGATGGTAGCCACTATGCCTGAGACTCCGAAACGGCCTTCCTGCCAGTCTGGAGCGTCTGCGCGAGCCGCCTTGTCTGCCTTGCGCTTCTCGACTGTCTTCTTCAGAGCGGCGATGGTCTTGTCGCTCTTGACGATCCATGAGCGAGCAATGTTCTCGCGGCTCTCGTCGAAGATCCCATCGTGATCGCAAGCAAGCAAAGTCTGACCGACCTTGTTGATGAACTCGCTGGCGCGACCCTCGAAGCCTTTGGTCAACTCCGAGCGGAGATCCTCGCGGATCTGCTCAAGCTCGTCCAGTTGCGCTGAGAAGCTCTCCAGAAGCTCGGCGGTCTCGCGAGCCGCCTTGTCTGCCTTGCGCTTGGCGGTCGCCGCCTGACGCTTCTCAAAGCGAGCGTGAGCCTCCTCGGTTCTAGCCTTCATCTTGCAGTCGCTTCCTGCGCCGTTGCCGCCGCATCCGTAGCAGACTCCAGAAGTGAAGCCGCCGCGCCAGATGCCTGTGCCGCCACAACGTGAGCAGGACTGAGGCTCGTACCATGTGGCGATGCCTGTTGCAGACATCTCAAAAGAGTGTGAGCCTTTGGATGGAGCGATCTCCAATCCATGCTGGTCGAGTAGTGTGATGTTTTGCATGAGTGGTGTAGTTGGTGTTGAGATTAAAAGAGGCGAAGGAGAGATACGATTGTCAGGACTGTGAAGCCTGTGCCATACCAGAGAATTTCTAGGTCGCGGATAACTTTTGGTGTGCTGTTTTTGATCATGTGG